AAATCAATACGATGCATCAGCAAATCGACGCTTGAAGGGACCCATGATCAATGTGAAGAAATTCTAAGCCCTTTTTTTAGCTGCTTCAACTAGTACTCGATGATATTCACGAGAGATCTGGTCAATACTCTTATTCTCATTCTCGTCCTGGGATTGATCCTTGTCTTTGCCCATAGTCGACTGAATATCATGGAATCCTTTACGGATGCTGTGCAATGTGGAGTCAATGCTCCTTGCGACGTTGGATTGAAATGCATTAATGGATTCTGTGCAAAGACGGAACGCTTGCGCATGTATGAGCAGGATACGGAAAACCAAGCAGAGTCTTCAGGCGCATATTCCGAACCGTCCACATTTGACAAATTAACCTAGACGGCTTTCCTATAGACTTCATATGAGATATGCAGTATATAGAAGTGTTTCATTTGTATATAGAAGTGTTTGATTCATTGAATCGACGAATCCCTACGCGCCCTAATCAAGAGTATCACTGGAACTTGCTGCCCGCCTCTCCGCCTTGCGCTCCATGGCAAGATCTGCTGGACCAGCGAACATTCCCTCATAAGAGGTTTCGCCTGCTGCTGCAGAGGCAGAAGCACTAGGCTCTGTTACAGACACCACGCCCTGCTTCTGCCTCTTCTGCTCCGTGTAAAACTGGTCACGAGCCTCCTCATTCTCGCGATACTTCTTCATCAGACTATTGAGCTCGTCGTTTGCATACTCGCTCTCCCCCACCTTATTTGGATCCGGCTCCCAGGCCATCCATTTCCCGACACTCCCCAGGTAAATGTTAAAAGAAGGATCAGACTTCTGGAGCCTCTTGGCACGAATGGATGCCTCCGCCTCTGTGGCAAACACACCGCGTACCTTGATTCCACGCATAGTGGTGCGAAACTCATTCAGAGCGAAGAACTCCTCCTCCAGCTTGGCAGAGTTCGCAAACAAGAAGTCGTCATAGTCCTCCTGGAGCTTCTGGGTCTTCATCTCAGCCAGGTTCTCCTTCACGTACGCCTGGTAGCTCTCGACAAAAAGATCTGGGCGCAGAAGGCTCGCCTTCATCTCCTCGACAACCTCCTCCTTGGTCTTGCTCTCGCTATTACCGGCAAGGGTCTCCAGCTTGGCATTCACAGCACGAAACTGCTCAGCCATCCACTGCTCCAGCTTCACTGTCTTCCACTGCAGATCATAGTTTGCCAAGAACTTCTTGAACATAAAGATATCCTTGTTCGCCAGAACTTTCTCCGGGCTAAGAAAACTGAGAAGTACAACCTTCTGGCTAGGGAGTTCCACATCTTCAAGCAAATAGTCTTCGGCAGGCTCTGTGCTCATTCTAAACAATTAGGCCGAATACCCTTTAGACCTGTCTGAAAAAATCTTTTACCAGAATATAGATAGAATGGACATGAATGATCTGTTAACCCGCCTCATCAAGTACGTTGTGGAAGGTGTCGCTGTTGCCCTGGCTCTGTTTTTCATCCCTCGCAAGCCCCTGCCCATGGATGAGATCGTGTCTGTGACCATCGCGGCTGCTGCCGTGTTCGCCGTGCTGGACATCTTTTCCCCTTCCATCGGCGTGACGGCCAGGCAGGGTGCTGGGTTCGGTATCGGTGCAAACCTGGTAGGATTCCCCATGGTACGTTAAGCGGTAAAAAGCATCTAATGCATCTTCTGGAACGAAGACGGATTAGACTTATTGATTACACTTATTGTGCTGTCAAGAAATGTTTCCTGCATACTGCCTTGTAGGTATTCGCACCCCCAACGGCAATCTGCTGATCATCTGTAATCGTCTTCATGCTAAAGACGGCAGATGTTCCATCCCCGCAGAGCTTGCATAAGGCAGTGAGTTTGGTATAGGAATCAGCCTTAGGAATGAGATCGAGGATCTGTCCGATCGGCTCTCTCTTCCAATCTCCATCTAACCCAACTACTGTCACATGACGTCCATCCTCCTCAACCATTCGCATTACGACGGTATAGAGATCAGGGAAGAACTGCGCCTCGTCAATAAAGACAACCTTGGCCTGGGCATACTCATCGAGATCTAAGGCCTCCGTCAAGGTTTTCACCCCGACAGCTGACAGTCGTTCACCGGTATGCGTATAAATACTCGTGCCGAAAGAATCGTAGCGAGTATCAAGATTCGACGTAAGAATACAGGTCTTCCATCCGAGAGAATGAGCGCGTCCGATACGCTGAAGAAGGGTGGAGGATTTTCCTGCAAACATAGGACCAAGGATCAACTCGAGACTCATGGTTGGACGGGTTCGATGTGGCGACGAATCGGTCAACTTTTACTGCTTCCGGCTTTGCTCCCACCGCTGCTGCGGAAAAAGCTAGATGATAATAGAAATGTTTCATCTGTACATGAGTCTTTTTGTTGCCGCTCTCTTCTACGTACTGACTCCTGGTATTTTGCTGACCCTGCCAAAGGGTGGTTCCAAGGTGATGGTGGCTGCCACTCACGCCGTGGTCTTTGCCTTAGTCTACCACTTCAGCCACAAGATGGTATCTAAGGCTATTTATGGATATGAGGGATTTAAACCTAACACAGATGCTAAGACTGCCACAAAACTCGGTGCTAAGACTGCCACAAAATCTAAGTAATTTATTTTCTCCACTCCTTGTAAAATGTTCCATCTGTGCATGAGTGTTGGTATCGCCGTTCTGTTTTTCGTACTGACTCCTGGTATTCTGGTTAGCTTACCAAAGGGAGGATCCAAGAGGATGGTAGCCGCGGTTCACGCGGTTCTTTTTGCCCTGGTCTTCCACCTCCTCCACACCATGGTGTTGAAGGGAATGGAAGGGTTTTTTGTTAGTGTAAATGCAAATACTAAGCCTATGGGGGGAACGGTTTCTGGTTGGAATAAAAACGTTTCACAATCCGCTAACACTAAAAGTACATGTGAAAATGGAAAGTCAAGAAATGCTAGTGGTATGTGTGAATAAAACTAAATCGACCGAATGAACTGCCAGCGTAGATCGGTACATATACGCTCCCAGATTTTATCCTGATTATACAACTTATCCCTGTTTTTCAACAGAGGAAAGCATTGTAAATAATCATCGAGCTCCAGAAGTTCGCAGAATTTATATAAAACATAGGAATACGATAAGAAATTGCTGCGGGTCTTAGGACAATGTTTCACAAAGGAACTCTGGATCTCCTTGAACATGAACCGCAGCTTCTCTTCAATCTCCCTCGACATGACAGGAGCTGTTTTTCCATTGATTCTGTTCAGTATATACGGGACATGCTCATAGAAGTTAGTACACTTGAGTTTCTTCAAGATTTCACGGATCTTTACTTGTTTGATATCTTCCACACTCACAATCCTCTCCTTTTTCAATTCCTCCAGAATCGCCTGAAAAATATCTTCAGGGATTTCGGTACTCTCTTTGGCCTGGAATTGAGCGAGCCATTCATTGAAATGATTGATTCGCTTATAGGCATAATACGTAACCTCCCGGGGAGGATCCTTGTAACTCGGCTTGTCGCTATCAATGAGAACAAACTCCTGGTAGCCGCACTGTTCACAGAAAAAGAGCGCTTCGATCGGACTGAATTTCATTTCAAGATCGCACCGTTCACACATCCCATGGGGATCCTCGGAGACGTTGGTCTGCATCTTGGCATTTTCAGGATTCACCTTTTGCATATATTTTTCCAGTAAAACATCCCTCCCCTCCGGCTGGTGGGACGGCTTTACCTCGGGGGAAGTGGTGTCGCGCAAGGCTGCCAGTACACTCCCCGGCTTGACTTTCACCTGCTTTGATCCCGTAGATTCACCCCCCTGGATCTTTTCCTGGAGATCATAGTACTTAAATAATAACTCGCCGGTATCGAAGAAATAATCATACATTGAGCTGCGAGAGGCAAGATCGTCGCGCTTTTTGGTTAAATAGAGTAATCGTTCTTCGAGTTGGGTTCTCGTTACAATATCCGTCCCCTTCCCCAACTCTCCCTTTAACAGCTCAATATGTTCTTCAATCGTGTCAACTAATCCTTCCTCCCGGCGCATATCATTCATTTGCATTTGGTGTAAATTATCAAGGGTTGTTTTTCCATCGACCACGGTTCGTTTACCGAGTCGAGATATGTCTGATGGGATATCCATATACCGTTAAGCAATTCAGTCGTTTATACCGGCTACTATATATACTACGATTCTGAACCCTCCCCGGCAGAAAAGTGAAGAGGGGGAGGGGAGAAGATCCGGGTCATGAAATACACGAAAGATCTGCTTGAAGAGATTTTATCTTCTGGAAATGCAACATCAATAGCCTCATATCCAAAGTATACACAGCGACTCAGAGTTACCTTTCGATGTGAATGTGGGACGGAGACATCGAAGCGCTTTGAGATGTTACATGTTCATCGACTTCCGTATTGTGAGGGGTGTAGTTTGAAGAAAAAGGAAGAACGTAAACAGGCATCAAATCTTGCTAAATACGGTGTAACAAATACAGGACAACTTCCTGAAATAAAGAAAAAGATACAAGAAACCTATATCAAAACGTATGGTGGACATCCGAAACAAACTCAGGAAGTTCAAGATAAATGGAAGGCAACCTGCTTAGACAAATACGGTGGACATCCAAATCAGAATAAGGAAGTTCAAATCAAGACTGAAGCAAACGCATATGCCTATAAGGACTATACCCTCCCGAGTGGAACCCAAGTAAAAGTTCAAGGATACGAGAGGTTAGCCTTGGATGATCTAGTCAATCTATATACTGAAGAGGCTCTTTGTATTGGAAGGGCAAATATTCCTTCAATTGACTATACAATCGAGGGAAAAAAGCATGTCTACTTTCCTGACTTCTTCATTCCCTCTGAGAACAAAATTATTGAAGTAAAGTCTGAATGGACGCTTCAACTCAAGCGAGGAAATGTGGAAGAGAAAGCCTTGGCCACGGTAAACGCTGGGTACGCTTATGAGATTTGGGTATACAATGGGAAAGGAAAGACCGATACAAAAGTCTACACACAGACCCTCCCGGTTAAAGAGGATGCGAGTGTAAAATAAGTATCCCCTCCGGCCAAATTACCCGTTTTTTTCACGATCTCCAAATTTTTTTTCTCATATGGGGGTATAACAAATGACAGGAGGGGGTCTTATGCAACTTGTAGCTTATGGCGCACAGGACGTGTACTTAACCGGTAATCCCCAGATTACCTTCTTCAAGCTGGTGTACCGCCGTCACACCAACTTTGCCATGGAGTCCATTGAGAATCCTTTCAACGGCAACCCCCGTTTCGGTAACCAGGTGACCTGCACTATCCAGCGTAACGGTGACTTAATCCACCGCATCTACCTGCAGGCCACTCTGCCTGCCGTGTCCCTGACCAGCGCCGACGGCTCTGGTGCTCAGTTCCGCTGGCTGAACTGGGTGGGTCACAACCTGGTGGACTGGGTCGAGCTGCAGATTGGTGGCCAGCGTATCGACAAGCACTATGGTGACTGGCTGCAGATCTGGAATGAGCTCACCCAGGAGGCTGGCAAGCAGGCTGGCTATGCCAAGATGGTGGGTAACGTGCCCCAGCTGACCAACCTGGTGGTGCAGGGCGGCGAGCCTTGCTACAACTACTGCGCAGGCGGTGAGCCCCTGAGCTCCTCCTCCCTGCTGAGCTGCGCACCCGAGTACACCCTGTACGTGCCTCTGCAGTTCTGGTTCAACCGCAACCCTGGTCTGGCTCTGCCCCTGATCGCCCTGCAGTACCACGAGGTGCGTATCAACCTGCAGTTCAACGACCTGCAGAACCTGATGTGGGACTACACTCCCAACGCCAGCAACAACCTGCACGCCATCCGCGACCGCGTGAACTCTGCCAACCTGGTGGCTGCCTCCCTGTACGTGGACTACATCTACCTGGACACTGACGAGCGTCGCAAGTTCGCCCAGGTGAGCCACGAGTACCTGATCGAGACCCTGCAGTACACTGGTGCCGAGTCCATCAACTCCAGCTCTAACAAGCTGAAGCTGAACTTCAACCACCCTTGCAAGGAGCTGATCTGGGTGGTGCAGCGTGATTCCTTCGTGTCTTGCGATGACACTGTGATCAACCCATGGAAGGGTCAGCAGCCATTCAACTACTCCGATTGGTGGGACCGCTCCTGCCTGGAGTCTGGCTACTCCGTGACTCGCGTGGAGGGCATGGCTGGCATGAACCCCGTGGTGACTGCCCTGATCCAGCTGAACGGCCACGACAGGTTCACTGTGCGTGAGGGTCGCTACTTCAACGAGGTGCAGCCCTACCAGCACCACACCAACGTGCCTGCCGTGGGTATCAACGTGTACTCCTT